AACTCTACCTCAAAGAGGTTTGGTCTAGCACCACCACCAGACAATCTACTTTTGAAATCACTAATTTTCCTTAGTGGAATATTGTTGATTTGTTGACGTGAAGGCATTGTTTTAAACCTCTAAATTAATTAAACGGAACCGATTACTTCTTCAAATGAGATGCCAGTTCGAGTGGCAACAAATGTAAGACCAATGAAGTTAATTGATCTTGCTGGTTTGATAAAGATGTCTGCTATAAATTCGTTATTATCTATAACGGCAGCAGTGTTATTTGTCTCATCACAAATAACAACATAATCTTGAATACCTCTCTTGGATTGTACATCTCTTAGGAAAGGTTCGACAATATTCACAAAGTTTGCCCTTGTGATCTCATCGTTGAATTCAAATAATTGATCTTTTGCAGCAGCTGCTATTCCATTCTCAACATAGATGAATAGTCTACGAACATTGATTCTATCGAATGCAGATGCTTTTGCGAAACCAGTCTTATCTCCGAATAATATAATTCCAGCACCAGGTGAGTTGATAACTGGATTTATTCTATTTGAATAAAGTTTATCTCTCTGTAATCTGGTTGGATTATAAGGAAGTTTAACTGCATTTAAGATTGCTCCTCTGTCTGTACCTGCTGGTGAGAACCAAGGGAAATCATTAATGTCAGTCCTTGCACATAATCCCGCAATGTCACCATTTAATGGAACGTAGCGGAACACTTCATTAAACCTATCATACATGTATTTGTACCCACTGTCAAATACTGCAAAGGTTGTTGATGTAATTGGATCGTAAAAATCAATCAAGTTGTTAGTGATTGTTGTATCATCAAGAACAGTAGGTGTTGTTTGACTTCCAGTATCTGAAATAATTTGATTTCTAGATGGTGAAATGAATGCAACTGCATCTTTTCTTTCTTCAGCAACTGAGATTAGTGTTGTTGCTAATTGTCTTGTACTATCTTTACCAAGATGTCCACCACCCATAAGTAAGAAATCAACATTATTGACTGAATCATTTTCAAATACTTGGTATCCACTCATCAAATCACCTAAACCAGAATTAAGTGCCCCAGTTGTAGTGATGATTCCAATACCACCATAATTTTTACCACCTTCTAATACTAAATTTTTCTTTCCGCAAGAATTAAATATAATTCCTTCAGCATCCTGATCCCATTCACCATCAGTGAATGTAGTAAAACCAACACCATCAAATCCAGATTTTTTAGTACCAATTAAAGTACCAGATAGTCCAAAAATATTTGATGAATTTGTATAAAGATACTTTCTCCAGTAAGATGGTGATCCTACAGAGAATGTTGCGTCTTTTGCTTTTGATAGGTTAAGATGTTTTTCTAATACTGTTCCTGCATTTCCTGAAATCGTTCCTTTTGCGTCAATGACTACAACGTGAACTTCATCAAATCTACCACCTCTTGCAGCAGCATAGTCTGATGTTCCTGGTTTATCAGCAATTGCGTTCCACTTAGCAGTTACAGTTGTTGTTCCTCCTCCAACTGAAGAGGTTGTAACGTCATAGGTTTGCTCATCAAACCAATCTTTTGAGGAAGTGTATGCTGTTGCTACACCAACTCCATTTATTTTTATATCACCAGTATTTGCAAATTTGTAGATACTGTTGAAGTCTTGTGCTGTTTCGGTATTTCCAGCAGAAATGTGAGATAAGAACTTAACTTCAATTGAACTAGTTCCCTTACTAGTAATAATACCTTTGAAGAACCCGTCTAGTAAACTTGTTCCACCAACTCCTGATACAACTGTGCCATCTGGAACTGCTTGTGTTATACCAGCACCGACTGCAGCAGTTGAGAAAGTTCCAGAAGTTTGAAAACCATCTAAGATTTGATCTGCTTGACCATCAATGATGGCAACTCTTATATCATTTGCCCAACTACCAGGATTTCTTGCTGATACTGTTTGAGTTGCAAGTTTATTTTCCTGATAACCTAATTCCTGATAATGTTCAGTGCTTTTAATTTTAACACTTGTTCCACTACCAACAGCAGCATTAAACAGTCCGTTGTCATCTGCTCTAATTACACTTAGGGTTCCTCCATATGCTAAGTATGAAGATGCAACCATCCATGTTTCGTATTGTTTATCTGTATCATATGGTTGACCAAATTGGTCAAATAAATCATTTTCTCCAGTTATAACTATTGGTTCACCGACAGGTCCTTTTTCAAAAGAACCTACGATTCCACCAACTTTACCTGTTGTTCCATCGATTCTTCCAATCGTCAGATCAACTTCTCTTATGAGAATACCTGGAGATGCTAAATTTAAGGCCATCCCTTACTCCTCGAATCCAAAATTATCTAAAAATATTTATGTAAAAGGGTATTTACGATGGGGAAACAATGCGTGAACATTACCAATCTGGATATATTTCTTCACCAATAGAACCAATTTTTCTTTTTTTTGTAATTCTTTGTACAGTACAAGTTTTACATTCATATGAGTATGCTGATGGTAAAGTCCCTTTATGCTTTCTTGTGAGATAAAAATCTTCTACTAAATTTTTTACTTTACCACAAACTCTACATTTTCTTTCTGAAAATAATAAATGCTCTAACTCTATTTGTTCATCAAATTCCATATTATATTTCAAATTTTAATAATGTGCGTCCAATTGTATCATCCTTGTATAACCAAATATATAAAAAATTAAATTTATATTTTCTATTCATCTATAATCCCACATATAAGACCGATCACCATATTCATCAGTATGCCAAAAATCCCCATCCTTATCAACAAAACTTTCATCATCTAGTCCATCATTAATAAATCCAAAAGGTGCCATATCTTGTTCAATTTGATTCCTTTGCTCTTCATATAATCTTTTTCTGATATCATTATCAGTCATTTCTTTAAAATAATCTTGTGCAACCAACCATGCAAACAATACCAAACACATTGCTAGATCATCATTACATCCTTCTTCTGCTTCAAACGAGTTATGTTTTTGTGCAAATGTAGTCAATTCTGAGATTATTTCGTAGTCACAAGTTAATAATTTATTATCCTCAATCATAGTTTTGAGATTACTACAACCAAGTTTTTTAACAGCAGCAGTTGTTCTTACACCTAATTGTGTTTTCTTTCCTGAAAATCCTTGACCAACAACTTGACCTGCTCTTCCTCTCATAGATGCCATAAGTAAATTTTCATACTCAAGGTCAAATTGAAGAATACTTGCAACTTGATCACCAATATCATTTACTTCAACTAACAAGTATGCATTATTATACCCCTTTGCGACATCATGTATCACATTTGGAAATAACATTGGTTTTACTTCATTATTTCGATATTTTGCTACAACTTTGTAGGGAAATTGTGTTACATCAAAAACTATGAACGCAGAGTAATCATTTCCTAATCCACGAGCTACATCAACAGTAATAATATAATTATGTTCTTTTATTGGATTTTCGTAAATATCTAATCCTGCATTTTTTGCAATTGGTGAGTCATATACCATATTCCTTAATATGGCAGGACTTATTAATGTATTAATTGATCCAAGAAACTCACATTCAAACTCAACTTTAAATTGTTGTTCTGATGTGTTTGCAATTGTTTGTTGTTTCCAAACATCATCTCTACCTGGTACTTCAGACCAATGAACATCTGTTGGAATATATTCGTTCTTTCCTCTTTCGGCATCATGCCAATACCTGTAAAAATGGTTCATCCCGTGAGGGGTTGAAACCATTATGACTTTGGTGTTTTTACCAGAAGTGATAGTAGGATATACTGAGGCAAAGAATGACTCAGCAATATGGTTAGGAACAAAGGCAAACTCGTCCAAAAAAAGAATGTTGAAAGACATACCTCTAACTGCACTTGCAGAGGTAGACGCAGCCAGTATTTTAGATCCATTTTCTAACTCCAATGATCCTTTATTCCAAGATATAATACCCTGTTGCATCCATTTAGGTAAATTCTCATATGCAGTTTGTAATCTACCTAATAAATCTCTAGCAGTTGCTGCCTTGTTTGCAAGAATACCAATATTTGTACTATCGTTAAAAACAGCATAATGTAAAAGATATGATACAGATGTAGTAGATTTACCAGTCTGTCGTGGCATTTTGCATATATTAAATCTATGCTCATGAAAATTATTAATTAACTTCTCTTGAAAATCATAAGGATGAAACTGTGTTAATCCTTCATCTAGAGAAACAATTTTTATATAATTCTTTGCAAAATAAACAGGATCATTTTTACATTTAATAAATTCAATGACCTGCTCCTCTGTAAATTCATGAGGAGTATTTGCTTTTTTTAAATTAGGATTGCCAAGGTATACATTATCATTCATAATTTATTAACAGTTCCACTTACGAAGTGACTTATTTATTCTTGAATCAGGATCATTAGCTGTTTTTGCACTTGTTAATTTCTTTTTCATACCTTTCATACGAGAGCAGAATGATTTTCTACGGTTTGCTGCCTTAGATCCTTTCTTCAATTTAGATGGTTTTGTAGTAACAGCAGTCTTTAATTTAGAACCAGGATTTGCAGCACGATAAGAATCAACACCCTTTTGATTTAAACCACCAGACTCACTTTTACCTTCTTTTCTTTGCCATGCAGCACCCTCATC